TAGTGTATAGTAGCGTAATTGTTGTAATTTTTGTTGTATTTGAGCAACAAATAAATCGGTTGACCAATAATCCGCTTTGTCGTATACTAACAATATGATGAAACGTAAACGCCGTCAAGACACCAAGCATGTTGTTTACTGCATCACTAATACTGTGACGCAAGCCCAATATATTGGCATTACAGTGTGCGGGCAGCAGGTGCAACATGCTCTTAAAATTCGCATGCAAAAGCATCTACGTCGTGCTCTGACAGAAAACAAGGATTGGGCGTTATGTTGCAGTCTGCGTGAGCATGGCGCAGAAGCCCATGTATACGGAATTGTAGAGCTGGTCCGGGGCCGTAAGCCTGCGCATGCTCGAGAACGTGAACTTGTTAGGCAATATCAACCTGCATTGAACACTCACTAAGATATGACTACCGTACATAATATTACTGCCTTTGCATATGATCGTCGAGGTAGATTATTAAGTGTGGGACGAAATAGTTATGTGAAAACACATCCTTTGCAGGCCCGAGCTGCTAAAGAGGTAGGGGAAGATTACAAGATTTTCCTACATGCTGAAGTAGCTGCATTGGTCAAAATTAAAGATTGGTCTAAAGTTAATAAGTTAGTTGTAACTCGCTATAGTAAATCTGGCGAACCTTTGTTGGCTAAACCCTGCAGAGTATGTCAGAGAGTTATAAAGATAGCTGGAATAGAAACTGTAGAACACACTTAAGGGACACTTATGACTTGGGTATTGATGGTAATTTATATGTCCCCAGGCGGGGATCAGATGATGCGCAGTTTTCACGAGTATAAAACTAAAGAAGAATGTTTGCGCGAGGCAGAACGTGCTAAAGGCTATCCCAATCCTTTGGGGTTAAAGATTGATATTAGTTGCCGTCAAGCTACAATTACAGTAATTAAGTAAAAGTTGTATCTTTACTACTTGACATTTTGGTTGAGTGGTGCTATACTATAGGTTAAGTTAAACAAAAGGAGTGAGCGATGTTAAATGTGGATCGTATTGTAAAGGTATACAACGGCCGCATAGGATGTATGTGCGGATGCCTAGGCAAGTATTCTTACACTGCCGACGGTGCTACTAACCACGGCCCAGGCTACGATGTAGCGGATGCTGTCAACGAGCGTAGTGTACGGATCATCGCTAAGAAGGTATTGTCCAACCCCAATGTGGTTTTTGAAAACGATTATGCGTTTGTAGAAGATCGCGCCCGTAACAAAATTCAAATGGTAGTTTTTAAGGAGCAAGCATGAACGATGTAAACGACTTTGCCATGTTCACCGACCAGGGTGAAGTGATAGCGCAGAAGGTAGTAGAGCTGGCCCAAGCTGCCGGACTCGACTGGAAGCAGACAATGAGCATTATGCGATTCATTGGTGATCAAAAGCGAGATCAGTACGGCGAGATCAACGATACCGCAGTGCGCGAAATGATCTATAGCCGTTGTGGATTTACAACAGACTTCTACGCATAACGGTTGACATTTCGGTTGACAAATAATACCCGATTTGCTATAATAATGGTACAGTAAATAAACCAACTGAGGAACGAAATGGCTCGCTACACTCCTGTTAAAATTGCTACTTTGGATCTTGCTGCTCTTGCTTTTGCTGCCTTTCGCAGCAATAACGAGCAGGTTTACAAAGACACGTCGTTCTTCGACAAAGAAAAGGATACGTTGGTCTCAGTTATCCCCAACAAAGTTCTTATGCGTGAAGGCAATCTTACTGTAACAGACCAGGATCGTGCAGATGCTGCCGCAGCAATTGACCTTATTACTCAGGATCGCACCATGCGTATCCTGAAAAATCAAACTGTGGGCGATTTTCAAAACAGTATTGCCAACTTGCTAGTAGGCGCTCAAAGCACAATGTCTGACGCAGGTTTGATGGCGTTTTTGCCTAGTATGGCAGGTAGCGTTCGTGCAAAGCACCAGCGAGAAGAAGAAATTGCTGGGCTTAGTCAGATCAGCGAGTATTTGGGCAATATTGGCGACAAAATTAAATTCTCATTAACTGTGATGACTTCGCGTTGGAGTGATCAGTTTAATTGCTGGCTGGTAAACGGCAAAGATGACAAAGGCAATCTTATCAGCTACTTTACTAGTAAACAAGATTGCACCCAAAACGGTATCTATAATGCCAAAGTTAAGCGTACAGAGCAAAGCCGTTATCATAACGGCGCTAAAGTTACCACTGTAAACTTTGTAAAGCCAGTGTAAATTGGTTGACAAATAATCAGTTCGATTGTATAATAGCATTTCAATTAACAAACCTGAGCTAAGGACAGAAGATGCCTAGTATTCAAGAAATTAACTCTAGTATTATGTTTGGCGATTTGAGCAATGATCAACTGGACAGTGTGATCTCAGCGGTGAAGTTTCGTCGTAGTCAACTCACTAAAGAAGTTAAACGCGGCCTTACTGTAGGTAGTAAAGTTAAATTTTACAGTACCAAACGCGGCCAAACTTTTCAAGGCACAGTAGAAAAGGTAGCTGTAAAATTTGTTACTGTAAATTGCGGGTCCATGCGTTGGCGTGTTCCTGCCAACATGCTAGAACAACTTTCTTAATTTTACAAGGAGTCGATGATGCAAAACTATGAAGTGAATTTTAGTATTCTGAGTGAAGCTCGTACCGACAGTTACTGTGGCACCGGTAGGTCTGACATGAGTAATATGTATACCACTGTACAAGCTATTAATGGTGGTCAGGCACAGGCCATTGTGGAAAGCCAACATGGTGGATCTAAAATCTGTATCGTCCATGGTGTTCGCCCACTGTGGTAAACCAGTTTCAAAATGTGGTTGACATTAATTCCGTTGTTAGCTACAATTTGAATATGCTGAATGGTTCAGCAAATTTCTCTAAATCTTCAATTAGGAGTTTCTATGTTTAAAGTAGCTGGTGTAAGTCGTTTCAATGGTCAGGTTAAAGTTCGTTTCGCTAACGATATGACTCGTGTAAAGATGCTAACTAAGGCAGGTAATACTGATATTGAGCTTATGGAACTGCCAGAAGCCATGGACAAGGCTGCTGTAGTAGCATTTCTTAAAACCACTGAGCTTTATCTTAACACTGAGTACAAGGAAGCGATTGACAGTGCTGACACCAAGTACAATAGTGCAGAGACAGTGAAAGTATCTGTTAAACCTGCTGCTAAAGTAAAAGCTGACAAGGTAACTGAAGCAGACGTTGCATAATGGAGCTGAGCATGAGCCCACAGTTTGAAATGCCCACAGTTGGTAGCAAAATTCGCGTCACTACACGTTTCAAGAATCATGTCTTGTACATTCCCAGCGAATATGTTGAAACTACTTATGAAGGCACTGTGGGCTCCGCTCATAAATTACTTGCTGCTAATTCATTTGTTCTGAACACGCCCGATACTCCACACTTTGCTAAACGCGAAATTAACTTAGCCTATGTAGCCAACCTGGATTACCTTGATGGAACTAAAGCTAAGAAAACTACTAGCACAGATCAGTCCTGGACCGTGACTGGTAGCAAAGGCGATGTTTATACCGTAACCAGATCGAACAATAAGCTTAGTTGCAGTTGCGTTGGTTTTCAGTTTCGTAGTAAATGTAAACATATTACCATGGTGAAATAATGAGTTGCGGAGCATTTCGTTCGGAACAGGAATTGTAGGAAATAAAAGATGGAAAATAGTTCAACGCCAACAGTGTATTGTAAAGACTGTACTTACAGCACAAAATCATTTTTTCATACAATCACATTTCAGAAGTATTACGAATGCTTGCATGATTCAAGTTATGAGCAACCTAAAGTAAGTCCAGTCACTGGTCCAGTTAACAAAGGGTGGTATAATGATTGCGCCCATATGCGATCTAATCCTGTGAAATGTGGACGAGAAGGTAGGTTTTGGAAACCGCGTAATAGTAAAAAATTTCTATTTACAATTTTAAAACAGGAAAACTAATGTTACCAGAAAGCACAGCAGATCGTTATAATTATCTACTAGAACTGCTTAGAGCTAATCTAGTAGAAGTCACCTTCAACAAAGTAAATGGTGAGTCTCGAACCATGCCTTGCACACTTGTTGCAGATCGCCTTCCTGCCTATAAGGTCACTGAGAACAAAGAACGCAAGTCCAGCACAGAAGCTATTAGTGTTTGGTGCACCGACAAAAATGAATGGCGTAGTTTTCGTGTGGCCAAT